GTTCCGTTGGTCGGCACCCCGCCGAATACGATGCCGTTAGGGACATCATTCCCGTTGTTGTTGCCGTTGCCTTTGTACAGGTAGGTGCTAAATACGTCCTCGACGTATTTCGGGACATAGGGAACAGGCCACTGACCAGCGGCTTGCAGTCGGCCCTGTTGCTCGATCTCCCACATTCCGGACGCACTGCCGAGCTCGCCCCCGGAAGTGGTTGGCTTGGTAGCCGAGACAATGCCGCCTGTGTACCGCTTGCTCATTACGACAGTTCCTCGTAGCTGACGACGTAGGTGATTCCGCTGGCTGTGCCGCTGGTGACGACAATCGACTTGTCTTCCTCTAGGTAGAAGGCGCTTGACTTGTCGGTGACGATCAGGGCCGCGCTTGCCGGGACCGCAATGGTCGAGGCGATCGGGAACGAGGTGCCGGATCCAGCTGCCGCACTGTTCACCGCTACCGTGGCGTTGACCGCCGAGGAGCCGTTCACGTTGGTGGCGACGATGCTGTTGATCTTGAACACCTTGTTCGAGTTCGCGGCATTAGCCAAGAGCACGTTGGCAGTGGTGTTCGACGGCGTGAGATACGCAGTCTTGGCGGTGATGGTTGCGACGTTGACGACGTTGGGAGCGGCCATGATTGATTAACCTCCGAATACGAGAGCCATAGCAATGGCCTTACCTGTGGTGACGCCAGCGGATGCGGCAGTGGTTTGGGTTGTTCCGTCCGGGAATTTGACCCCGCCGGTGGTGGACTCGATAACACCAGCAACGGTCAGCTTGCTGTTGGCGGTTGCGGTACCGATGCCGACGTTGCCGCCGTTCGGCTGAAGCACGAGTCCGTAATTTACGGAGAAGTCCGTGCCACTCCGCTGTTGAATCCAGGTAGCTCCGTTGGCATAAGTGCCAACAGACAGCTGAACAGATCCAGCGCCGAACAAAGCGATCTGGTTTGCATCTGTGTTGCCGCTGGTTGCTGGTGCGCCCCCCGCCACGCCAACACCGAAGATCTGCACAGTGCCCTGACTCGCCAGCGGCACCATGCCAAAGCCCCAGCGACCAGAGGTGTCTACACGACCACGCTCCGAGTTGCTTGTGAGGAACACCATCGGCAAGTAGGTGCCGGAGCCAGTGATGCCGCTGATGAGAGCCGCTTCCGAAGCATTGACTCGAAGCGCGGCAGTGCTCGCGTTGGTGGGGTCTGGATTGTTGTAGGCAAAGAAGGCAGTGTTGACCGCTGTGCCGTTCGGGATCAGGCCAACCTGCGTGTTCCCGTTGGTTGTACTGGTCTGGAAAAGCGTGCGGTTTGCAAACGTCGCGTTGCTGAAGTCGCCCGTAATCCGTAGGCCAGTTCCGCTGAACCCAAGGCTTCCAGCGAGCGTGCCTCCAGCGAGCGCAAGATATGTGCTCGATGCGGAAGCCGTAGTCAGATACGAGCTCATGCCTGCCTGAGTCTGGTACGTGCTCGCGGCGGACGCCGTCGTCAGATAAGACGACATCCCAGACTGGGTCTGGTAGGTCGATGCTGCTGTTGCGCTGGTCAGATACCCCGACAGATCAGGACCAGTGATCACACCGGTGGAGCTGTCATAGCTCAGGTTCTGGGTGACGCTGATCGCCCCACGAGCTCGAGCGTTTGTGAAGTAGAGATTGGTCGATCCCTCGGTCACCGCATCGGTAGATCCAGGGGATGCGCTGATCTCGACGTAGACCGAGCCAGACCAGCGATAGGTCTTGCCAGTGTCGATTGCAACGTAGATCTTGCCCGTCGCGCCGGTTGCAGGGAACGAAGCCAGATCGGCGTACTCGAGCACATCGTCCACATAGGACGGTAGCTGAGTCGAAGGCACCAGGCCGGATCCGTCCAGGCTGGCGTAGCCGTTGGCCTGGCCCTTGTTGGCGGCGTTCTCTGGGGTAAACCCTAATGCGGTCGTGACGGCACTAGAGTTGATGCCCGTGATGTAGCCAGCGTCGTTCGTGAAGCTGGAAACGTTGGTCGGCTTACCACTGAGGGCGGAGTAAGCGCCGCTGAAAGCGACAGCAGCCAGGTCGGCGCGAAGCGCCACCACCGTACCGTCTACGGCGATAGTTCCCGTAGAGCTGATCGTTCCACCGGTCAAACCTGTTCCGGCGGTAATCGAGGTAATGGTTCCGCTGCCGGAACCGTTCGCCCCGTTGTAGACCTGGAAGGTGCTGGTCGTCCCGTTGCTGTACGTGATCGTGTAGGTGTCGGTCGTGCCAGGAGCTCCGGTTCCCGAGGTGCGGGTCACCGTGCTGATGCTCACACCTTGCGGCCCAGTAGCCCCGGTAGCTCCAGTAGGTCCAGCTGGACCCTGCGGGCCAGTGTCGCCAGTGTCACCTTTTGGACCCTGGATACCCTGGATGCCCTGCGGACCTTGAGGACCCGTTGCGCCGGTTGCACCGGTTGCGCCGGTATCACCCTTGTCGCCCTTTAACCCTTGCGGGCCCTGGGGACCTGTCGCGCCGGCTGGGCCTTGTGGGCCAGTTGCCCCCGTGGCGCCTGTGGCTCCCGTGGGGCCGGCTGGGCCCTGAGGACCACGGACATTCCCTGCGTCGATGGTCGTGCTGTCGCTCATCGACAACACAAGGTTGTCGCCCGAGATGGTCGCGGACGACACATTGCGGCCAGCTGGGCCGGCTACACCAGTCGGACCTTGGGCGCCCTGCGGACCCTGCGGGCCCTGGACGACTACCTCGATCGTCTCCGGGGTGGAGTCCTCAATGATCGTGACTTCGGTGCTCATCGAGTGATCTCCTTCGATACCGTGATCTCGCCCTCGAGTAGCCGAGTGACGACGCCGTTGCTGGCCGTGAGCTCGAGGTCGTACTTGCCGCGGCTCCAAGTAATGGCAGCGGTGACCGTTGCGCTGAGCGTGAGGGTGATCGTGCCGGCAGAGCCACCAAGAGCGATTCGGCCATTGGTGGTCGATGCCTCGAGCAGAACCTCGTCAGACGCAGGGTTGCGACGAACCTGCATCTTGGCGGTATATCCCGTCAGGTTGATCAAGTTACCTGAGCCGTCCTTCCAGACGAACTGCTTAGTCAGGGTCGCGCCCTGCTCAATTTGAAAATCGTAAGTTCCTGCCGACACGGTCAGATCCTCCGCAGCTTGACGCTCGGCGTAGAACGCACCTGGCCGTGAACGGCACGAGATCGAGCGACGTTGATGCCCCGCTCGAACTGCGCTCTGTGATAGGCCGCGAGATCAGGGCTGGTATAGGGTTTACCCGGAGACAACATCAGGCGGGCAAGAGCCCCACTGGCGATAGTCTCAGCGTAGTCCTCGAAGATCACATCCTCGATCTGGGTGCTGGCACGGGTTGGCTTGAGAGCAACACGCATCGTCAAGCCGTTGGTGTAGTCCTTGTCTGGAACTTGCCAGACGCTGACGCTGCGCTCGTCCTTCTGGAGATACGCCCGAGGAGTGCTGGCGCCAGACTGGTAGGAGCTGAAGAGCCGGTTGTAGACCGCCGCCTCACGCACGAAGTCAGGAGCCAGAGGATCCAGTTCCTGGTTCTCCAGCCAAGCCTTCATGACCTTGACGACGATGTAGCCCTTGGGTGGCTCGAGGTCGTAATCGACCACGCCTTCCTTGATGGTCACCGGATCGTGATCACGCTGGAGCACCAGGCTCTTCTCGCAGAACTCGATCACGGCGTTGCGCACCGCTTGCTCAACGAGCATCTCAGCGGCGCCCGCTACTTCGGGCAGGACGTACGGGAAGAAGTCTTCGTAGGACGCAGCCATTACACGCCTCCAGCCTGGATCGAGCCGGGGTTGGATTCACCACCGCGGCGGTTCATGGAAGCGCCAAACGCAACATCCTTCTGGAGCTTCAGGCCCAGGATGCTGGCGAACAGCGACAGGTAGCTCGAAGCCAGCTGGGCGTTGCCGCCGTAGTCGGCTTCCTTCGTGTACGCACGGAACAGCGTGAACAGAACGACGGGCTCGAAGTAAGCATCCGAGACCGCCAGGTCATCCGTGTTTGCGGTCAGAGTCGTGGGCCGCTTGGCGTACACGATCTGAATCTTCACGCCAGCGTTGGCCGGCGGATTGACGTAGTAGACGGTCGGGTTGCGCTCGTCGTAAACGAAGTTCTTGACTTCGTTCTTCTTGGTGTTGGTGTGCCAGTACGGATCGTACGCATCTAGCGTATCCCGATCAGTCGGGCGGATGGCTCGGCCAGGGGTGGATCCGTCAGACTCGATGTTGCGAACAACATCCATCAGGCGGTAGGCGCCGGACGGGATGGATTGCTTGGAGCCCGCGGCCAGGGTGGCCACCTCGTCGATGACGAAAGCGTCCGGACGGTAGGTGGCAATGACGCCTTGCGCGTCGTTGATGGCGTCTCGGAGCTCAGCGTCAGTCCACCGATACGCAGTGTTATCGGCGTCGTTGAGGATTGATCTGACCCGCGAAATTACGTCCGAGACTTTCATTTATCAGCCTTTTTTGCGAGTTGGCTTGGCAACGTCTTGACGGAAAGCTGCAAGCGCATCCGCAATCGCGTCCTGATTTTCGCTGGGGTTTACCTCTGCAACGGGCTCTGGCTCGGGCTCTGCGACAGGCTCAGGTTGCTTTGCCCGCTTGGGAGCTTTCACTTCCTCCTCCACAACCTCCATGTCGGAGCGCTGCGCAAGAACTTCGTGATACGGATAGATGTCACCGGTCGTTGTTTGCTTGAGGTATTTCATTGGATTTAATGCGAAGGTTCAAAGAAAAAGGGGGAGGGGAGTTACCCCCTCCCCCTTTCGGGATCAAGAAGATTACTTCTTGACGTAGCCGGACACCAAGGCCTCGGGCTTGGTGACCTTGTAGCCATACACGTTCAAGCCGCGCATGATGTTGCCGAAGGTCGTGGTCGAACGCAGGGTTTCCACGTTGGTGATCTGCGAAGCGAAGGAGATCGCGTCGCGGGTACCAGCCATGATGCGCCAAGCGTTGGAGTCAGCAGCGCCACCGGTGCCGCCAGCAGCAGCGTCAGAACCAAGGTCGGTAACCTTGGCGAGGTTGTTGCTCACGTACAGAGTGAAGCGGTCAACCATGCCGAGCTTGCCGTTGCGCAGGGGAGTGACGTTGTCGCCGGTCAAGTAAGCGGCCTTGAGGTCCGACTTCTTGATCAGAGCAGCCATCCAGGCGGGGATGACCAACCAACGGCCATCTTCGGGCACGTTCTGCTCGTCCAAGCACTGGCCCATGTCCAAGATCATGTCGAGGACGTTGGACGAAGTCACCTGGCGGGGAGCGCCAGTAGCGCCGAGGTTGATGTCACCAGAGATGGCACCAGCGGTCGCGCCCTTGTTGGCGGTAGCAGCGTCGGCGTACACGGCACCGAGCACATCACCGTCGATGGCGATCTTCATCTGCTGAGCAGCGTCATTGGTGAAGATGTCCATCAGCTTCACATCGGCTTGGGTGGCATCCACGTCGTCGATCACGACCTGGAAGTACTTGCCCTTGTCGATCATCAGCTCGATCGGATCGCTGTTAGGCACCTCGGATTGCAGAGTCGCACCCTTGGTGTAGTTGCGGATCGTGATCGTGGGGATGGAGCGGATGTGGACCTTGTCGCCAGAGCCCTTGATCTCGCCTTCCCAATCGTTGTTGGTGATCTCGCCCAGGACGGTGCTCTTGTAGAACTTGACCTGGAGCTTGCCCGACCAAATCTCGGGGATGAAGTTACCGGCGTAGTTGTCGGTAGTGTTGCCGGCGTTGTAGTAGCCGCTTGTTACGTTCAAAGACATTTTATGGACCTTTCAGGCTTAGCGAACCCTTCGTTCGCGTACAGCCAATTGAATTTCTGCATCAATGGCAGTCGCCGTCTTCTCGTCCAACTCGCCGCGACGGTCCTTCGCGTAGAAATCTGCGATCTCTGCGCGGGTCCAGATCTTCTTACCCTTCGGGGGATCTTCCACACGGGAAGCCACCGGAGCAATCTGCGAGTCAAGCGAGGCAGTGGCAGCTGCCGACTTGTTTTCTTGAACCTTCTTAAACGCCTTGAAGAATCGGGCAACGCGATCAGCATCGCGCTTCTCTTCAGCCGCCGATAAGATGTCTTGGCGTGTGGCCCCGGTGAGATCATCGACCTCGCCCAGCCAGGCATGGAAGTCGGGGTCATCGTTGATCGCCATCCAGTCCGGAACCGCGGCATTCAGCTTGTCAAAGAAGCTGACCTCGCGGGTCTGAACGGTAGTAGCCTCGAACGACTCCAGCCGTTTCTTGAGTGCGGCGATCTCTGCGTCTTTGGTCTGGACCTCTTCGCGGGCTGCGCGTCGGATCAGATCGACCAGGGGTTCCCCGAACTCATTCACTTCCTCAGGCTTTACCAGCGATTCCTTGGGCTTCGCCAGCGCCTGTTTCAACGCCTCCACTTCTTCGGTCAGGCTATTCAACTTGCTATCACGCTCTTTGAGCGCCGAATGCAGTCGCGGAACCTCGGCGTTGTACTTGCCGTGCAGCGTCTTGTACCGTGCTTCCCACTTTTCGTCTCCCTCGGAAGGGGTGGCTGCGGGTGCAGCGGGTGCCGTTGCTGCTGGTTCGCTCGGAGCTGGCGTAGGGGCCGGATCCTGATTCAGATTCTCAGCTGGCGGCTGAGGATCCTGTGTCTGCTGCGGCTGTCGAGCCTGTTGCAGTCGTTGAAGAGCTTCTTCTGCCTTTCTTTCCGCCTCTGCGACGGCGCGTGGTAGGTTCAATTTCTACTCCTTGAGCCTTCACTCCGTCTCGGGGCCTCTTAGGGTTTTCCCGAACAACTTCGTTCCGGTGTTCTCGGTCGCCAGCGTTACCGCCGCTGGACATGCGGTTGCCCCAAAGGGGCGGGTTACTTCAGTTTTCGGAGGGTCTCTCGGGCTCCGTGTTTCTTTTCCAGAAACTCCGCAAGCGCTTGAGAGGCTCCTTGCATCCAACGTGTACGAACCTCGTCCATACACGCCTGATTGTCTGTGCGAATCTGCTCCAAAGATTCCTTAAGCCACCCACAAACTTCTTCAAAGTCATGGTTGCCCTCTAAGGACGCCAACGCACTGAGAACTTTAAGTGGTGGTTTTGAAAGCATTGATTACTTTTTGTAGTCCTGGATGCTGCGCACGCCAGGTCCCTGCG